CAATTAATACAAGTGCGGTTGAAATAAATCCAAATATTCCTGAATCAAATACAAATTTTGTTCAAAAACCAGTATACGATAATCAATTATTAATAAATTCTAATATTAAAACTAAAATTAATGAAATTACTAAAATAGTAGACCAATTAATTTCAATTAAAGATGATTATAATTCCCAAATACAATTTGAAAAAACACAACAAACTTTAATAAAATCTTCAAATACTTTATTAGCAACTTCTATAAAAAGTTTAAAAAAAACAATTGAACAATTTAATACCCAAATAGAAGAAGCTATTCAAAAATCATTATTGGAATCTATTAAAAGAACATCAATTGTTGCACAAAATAGAGGATTTTCTAAAGAAATTAGTGCATTATTAAAACATGTTAATACATTAAATTTATTAATACAAACAATAAATGTACAAATTGCAACAATTGAAACAAAAACAAAAATAGAAGGAGACGCAAGAGCTTTTGCAGCTGAAAAAAATGGTATAGTATTAAATTCTATATTAGTTGTGTATTGGGATGGGTTTACTAGTGATGTAACTCAACCAAAATTTTATGGTTGGGGATATAATGATGATAGAAGAATGGATTGGGGAAATAGTCATGGCCGATTGTATTTTAAAAACTTTGATAAAGAAAGTGTTAAAGTAAATCTATCAGCTACTTTTAATAAAACCAAAAACACACCAAATGTGAATGGCTTTATCAACCAGGGACCTAAATGGTTTGAATTTGGTGAAACACCAGGAAATGTAAATACTAAATATCCAGTAGCAGGATTTCCAAATCCTGGCCTTGCAACTACTATTCCGGCCGAAGCGGAAAAAACTATATACATGAAATTTAATCCTGAAGCAAGTGGGCCATGGGATTCACAAGGCCCTAATGGGTTTTGGGGTGCAATTTCTAATACTACAACTTACTATGGTTGGATGCAAATTAGTTCAATAAGGGCTGACGGGTTTGTTGACACTATACCATATTTAGATACTCAATTTGCACTAACAAAGTGGCATAAAAAAAGCAAAACTTACACAAATTCCGGTGGGCACAAAACAAGTCTTTAATTAATGAAATTAAATAAATAAAATGAGCATTAAAAAATATACAAACATTGAACAAATAAATCTTAATAAACAAAATGTAGGACAATTTATAGAAGATAAGGATTTATTTATTATTGCAAAAAATGAAACAGTTACATCTACCTTTGGTGATAATTCATATGATACAATGGAAGTATCCGTTTATGATATAAACAATAATTTATTACCACAAAAATCAGGAAATAATGTTTCTTATATAAAAACGGGAGATATTAAAAATTATATGTATAATGTTACAAATAAAAATGGTACAAAAGAAATTGCGATTGATGCTGAAAAATTATTAAATGATTTGGGGTTTACCAATGGAATTCTCAAACTTAATATAAATTTTGTTAGAAATAAAGTTGGAAATAACAATGAATTATCGCGAGTATGGATACAAGAAATATCTCCGTCAAGAGAAGAAATTCGTATTTTACCATTAAAAACAAAAAATGAAACAATAAATAAAATAACTAATTTAGAATTTGCAAATTTAAAAAAACAATATAAAACATTTGCAAATGTAAAACAAAATATTAACTTACAAATTTCTACATTTGAAAATAGTTATTTAACTAAAATAGATGATTATTTAAATACACAATTTGGAACAGATTATTTATTATATCTAAAAAAAGATTTTGGATTACAAAATTTTGATGATTATGTTAAAAAAATATATACGGATTTTAAATCAGCAGTAAATAATTATTTAACAAACAAAAAATATAATATAACTTCAAGTGATTTTGGTAAAGTTGATGTTGTTAGATTTATTGATTCAGAAATATATAAAACAGAAGATATTGAAAAAGAAATTAATTTAATATTAATGGCATGTATTACAAAAAATCTACCGGATTTGAAACAAAGAACAATAGAAACTAAAACAATTGAAAAACAATTTACAAATTCTCCAATAGATAGACTTACATTAGACACCACCAATGTACCTCCTATTATATCAAATAGAAAAATTATTACAATAACACCGAATCAAATTAGTTTTACAAAAATAGCAGGAGGTACTGGTACCAATTTACCTACACCTAAACCAAAAGGAACATTGATTACAACAATATGTAAAGGATTTGACCAATATGAAACATACGCAGATGGAAATGGTGGTACATATGATACATTGATTAAGGTTAATTCTTTAACATGCGGATATGTTGCACCTACCCTCGGAGGTGGAACTGGAGGTGGAGGTGGAACTGGCGGTGGTGGGCGAGGTGAAGGTAGTGGAACTGGAGGTGGTGGACGAGGTGAAGGTTCAAATCCCGATGGTAGTAATGACGCAAAATAAAAACAATTTTTAATAAAGATATTTATAATAAATTAACACAATGGCTTTAACAAACTATGTAATAAACTTTGGTAGTAATTTTACTAGTGAATTGGGAACTCTTTTAACTTTAAATGTTGAAATCAGTAATTCATTGACCAAAACACCTTTAAAACCATTACTATTAAAAGATGGTAGCACTTTACCACAAAATATAGATTATAGTTTAATAAACAATGCCAAAATAATTTTATATTTAAGTGGTAATCTTCCCGAAGAATATGTTGTTAAAAAAATATGTTATACCAATAAAGCTACATATGCAACTGCACCAACGGATTTAACAAAATGGTCAACTGCGAAAGTGGCCGCTATTAACTCTCCATTTGAAATAGATAAAAATATAATTATAACTGGAGAATTATATGTTGTTGTTATTTTAGAAAAAACAACGGTAAAAGCTCCTACAATAGTTTTAACCAATCCAAATAAAAAAATAGATATAAAAGTAAAGGATTCTGATTTAGAAAAAGAATTAATTATTAAATTTACAAAACCAAATACAGATTATGTAACGGTTTATCTTTCACCAAATAGAATTGTAAAAACAGAAGATACATTTGTAACTTTATATTATAAAAAAGATTTTGATGGAATATTGGGTAATAAAAAAATATTTTTAGTTCCAAGTTCAAATGCATATGGTGATGGGGCTCCTGTTGAATTAATAATAAATTGGATAGCTGAGGCCGATACACCATCTATGGTTGAAATAGACATCGTTGATACAATAGATGTTCCAAGTTTTTCTAATTTGGATATTAATTTTGAAATAGAATATAAAACCATAAATGCAACAACGGTTGATATATTTTTATTAGCAAAAGATTTAACCAAACTACCATTAGTACAAAACCAATCTCCAAATGGTAAATTAAAATTAAATTTAAGAACTTTAGCTACTTCATATCCTAAGTGGAATGGTAATACCGACTTAACATTGGTTTTTAAACCATACAATAAGGGAGGACAAAAAATATTAGAGGGAACGGAGATATCGGCAACTACAAAAATAATATATCCAAATCTTAAATTAGATACCGAAAAAATTAAAAAATCAATTTATGATGGATTTTTAAACAAATTAGATTTTGTATTTGATAAAGAGGACAAATATTTAACACATATTGCTAATTTTGGAAATGATGAACAAATTATAATATCCTCTTGGGAAGAAGATGATTTTACACTTTCTAAAAAATCGGAAGATGAATTTGGTAATACAATTGTAAAACCAGAAGATATAGTAGAATCTACTATATTAAAATTATACAACCCACTTCCAGCATCTATTAATGAAAATACAACTTTATGGATTTCTAAACTATTAACAAATCCGTTAATAGAAACAATTATTTTAAGTGAACAAGATGATATAAAATGTCCTCCTATAAAGGGGCCTAATTTTAGTGTAGAAGTTGATTTTGTAATTGGCCAATCTACAAATTATGAATCGTTAGATAATTTAATATTAAGTGCATCGGTTTCCAGTTCATCACAATTAGTTGCAACGTATTTAAGTTCATCTTTAATAGAAACCGATGATTTAAATATTCAATACGCAAACGTTAATTTTACAAGTTCACATAGTGGGTCGGTAATGTCAGGTGCAGGTGAATACCTTTGGAATAATTTTGTCCATTTTAGTTCTGCAAAAGAAAGAGTAGATAATTTTATATACAAAGTACAATTGATTGAAAAATATGAACAATTAATTAGTAGTTCATCTAATGGTGCAAATTCTATATCTGAAAATAATGAAACGGAAAGACAAACTATTAAAAAACAAAAATTAATTCAGGGTTTTGATGGTTTTGAGAAATTTTTATATAATAAATCGGAATATACAACAAACCATTCTAGTTCTTTAACTTGGCCATATAATGGTGATAGATTATCATCAAATGATACAATAGTTTCAAATTGGTATGATAATATTATTGAATTAGCGACTGAGTTTGATAAAACAAATGTGAATTGGGTTCAAAATAATATACCACAATATGTTGTTACCAATGGTGATAATGAAAGCATGTTATTGTTTTTGTCAATGATAGGCCATCACTTTGATACATTATATTTTTATACAAAATCAATAGAAAATAGTAGAGGACTTGGATATAAATCAAAAAATACAATAAATGATAAATTGTTATTTGATATATTGAAATCAATGGGTTGGGATGCGAAAAACCTAGCTGCAGATACTAAACTTTGGGATTATGTATTTGGACAAAATGCCGATGGTAGTCAAAAGTATATATCAATTGATGAAAATGGTGATGAAATAAAATCTAAATCTGCAAAGCAAAGAACATATGAAGTTTGGAGAAGAATTGTAAATAACTTACCTTATTTATTAAAAAATAAAGGTACAAGGAGAGGTATATACGCATTAATGTCTTGTTATGGAATACCGGCATCAAATCTTTCAATTTTAGAATTTGGAGGCCCGGAAATAACAACTAATACAAAAAGTAAATTAGTAATGGACAATGTTACTAGTGCACTTAAAATGGTGTCTGGTTCTTTAATTCAAATGGAGTGGAAAGATACGGATAAAGGTAGAAAACCAAATACTATTGAATTATTTGTTAAACCGGCATATAGTAAAAATTGGACAATATTATCTGGAAGTAATTGGGATGTTAAGATTAGTGGTTCGGTTAATAGTAATTATGGTAAAGTAATATTCAATTATTCGGGTTCAAATCATCATATAGAATCATCCTTATTACCAATATTTAACGATAGATTTTTTGGTATAGCTGTAAGTGTAAGTGGTTCCAATGGATTAAAATTAGATGTTAGACAAGCCGAAAAAGAAAGAACTATATTTGAAGAATCAATTACATCATCCGCATATACCAATTGGAACACTGATTCTACTTTATATTTGGGAAATGATTTTGTTGGTAGTGTAGATGAATTTCGTTTGTGGTCAGAAGTATTAGATACTGAAAGATTTTATGAACACGTTTCTTTTCCTGAAATGATTAATGGTAATAGTATTACATCATCCACAACGGATTTATATTTCCGTTTAGATTTTGAATATCCAAAAAATTTAGCAACAAATACAAAATTAATAAATGTTGATACAAATGTTTATTACCCTGCAATACAAATAAATCCGTCTAGTTCTTTACAAATAACAAGAAACATACTAGAAGAAACTGGATCAATTGGAAGTAATGTAATATCATCAATTAATACTTCTCCACTATTATTTGCAACAGCAAGTGGATTTCCACCAATAACATCATATCCATATCAATTTGAAGCAATAGATAGAAGTGTTACATTAGAAATTCCTGATTTAGGTGCAAGTAGATATTCAACAAATAAAGTTAGATTTGAAAGTCAATATAATTTAGATGGAACGGAGATAACTCCAACTAAAGGTGTGAACCTATCGGTAAATAGTAGAGGAACTAAAAAATCATTTGACCAATCACCAATTGATTCAAATAGAGTAGGTTTATTTTTCTCACCAACAAAAGAATTAAACATTGATATTGCAAAATCATTTGGTGGAATTAATTTAGATAATTACATTGGTAACCCACAAGATTATTATAAATCAAATTATTCTCAATTAGATTCTTTAAGAAATTATTATTTCCAAAGATTTGATGGTAGAGATATTTACGCATACATTAATTTAATCAAACTATATGAGAAATCTATGTTTGAAGATATTAAGAAAATGTTACCTGCAAGGGTTAAAGCAACTACCGGTTTATTAATTGAACCACATATTTTAGAAAGAAGTAAAGTTGCACATAAAAAACCAACAGGAGTAAATAATCAATTAGAAACTATAATAGACTCAAATAATACGACTAATATATTTGCAGAAACAAACCAATATCAAACCATAATTGACGCAAATCTGTCAGATAATCTATTTGCAGAAAATTATCAATATAATACCAGAATTGATATTAATAATGAAAATCAAATATCAGCTGATAATTACCAATATAATACAACTATAAGAACAACCGATAACACAAATATAAGTTCCGATTATTACCAACAAACGGCATCAATTGATTGTGGTTTACAAAATCCTACAATTTTAACTGAGTATGATTTGTATGATTTAAATATTGTAGCCGGCCAAACTACATTTGAAACAGTTGGATTTGGAATATATGCTCAAAATGGACATGCTATTAGAACATATTTTGATGAAAGAGGCCGAAGAGTTAAAGAAAGAATTAAAGTAGATTTAATAACAGAACAAAAATCAAGAGAAGCTTTAAAATATAAAATTGTAATAAATGGTAAAGGTGACCCAAGAGGTGGGATGGAATTAACATCATCCATTTACTATGAAACAAAATTAAATATTCAACCATATTCAACTGCAAAGGTTATTAATGCGGGTACGGGTAGTATAGTTCAAGTAAAAAAAGTAGATGGATATTTACCAACACATTATAGAAATACATCGGATTTGACAATAGGATTGCAAAATAGTTTCTTTAGAGGTTCAAAAAATACAGCAGCAACAACTATTGATGGTGCATCACCTATTGAAACATTTATATCTAATCCAAACATATTAACTGTAAATAAAGCAGGTAGAAATACATCCGAACCAATTTTGGAAGTAGAATAACGAAATTTAAAAATAATTATATTTATATCAAACGATAATACAACACTATGGGATATTTAAGTAACACAGAATTAACAGTAGATGCTATCCTTACTAAAAAAGGTAGAGAAAAATTAGCAGCAGGTGGTGGTTTAAACATCACTCAATTTGCATTAGCAGATGATGAGATTGATTATAATTTATATGAACCGGCACATCCATTGGGTTCTGCATATTATGATAAGGCAATTATAAGTATGCCTGTGTTAGAAGCATCTCCAGATGAGACACAAGTAATGAAATACAAATTGGTAACATTACCAAAAGATTCAAAAAGTATTCCTGTTGTGTCTATTAGTCAACCATCTATAAATGCAACAACAAAAGTAACCGGCCCTATTACAATTTCACCTAATACTTCTGGTGGAAGTAATGCACAGGGTGGATACACTGCTATTTTATCAAATAAAAATGCAGGTACTTTACAAGGTGAAGGAGTAACTTCTGATGTAGGTAGTGTTCCTGTATTTATTGGTGATGATGTATCAGCAACAGCAGCAACGGCTAAAGGAACGACTTTCAAATTCTTCCCGGCTAACAACTTAACATCTAATTTAACAACAACACTTACTATTTATGGTAATCAAACGGGAGGTTCAATTACTATTCCTGTGACGATAACTTATGTAGTTTAAAATAATAAAACAAAATGGCAATAATTAGAAACACAACAGTCCTTACAAATTTACAAACGGAGTTATCAAATGCTATTGCAAATGGCCTGAATACTGCGACAATAGTAAATATATTAAATGGTGCACTGGGAGCTGGAGAACAAATTGGACAAACTGCATTTAATACAATAACCGAAGGAGTTTATAAAAAATTCGGTGTAGGTGACCAAGTTTTAAATAGAACAGAAATTGTAACTACCGGTATATGGAGTGGTGATACTGGTTCTTTAACGGTAAACGCAACTTATACATCATCTGCACAAATTGCAAACATTAGTGGTAAATACTATATTGATGTTTATAACGCATTAACATCATCGGATTCAGCTGAGGTTCAATTCTCAATTGCATATGGTGATTATAATGGATATGGTGCACCAACCATAGGACAAGACGATTCGTCAACACGACCAACAAAAGCAACATATTCACAATATAAAAATTTATTGTTATCACCAACAGATGAATATTTTAGTGTTTATAGTGGTCCGGCTACATCATCCGCTGCAACGACAACTCATAATTTAACATCATTCTACGCAATTAATGTAAATAGAGCTAGATATAAAGAAAGATTAGACCCAGGAAATATATCTATAACATTAGCAGGTACTTCTGGTTCAATAACATTAATAGATGATAGTGGTGGAACTGATGAAAATGTAACAACTTCAGGTAGAATTTATAACTTAGTAAGTGGTTCATTAAATATTGGTTCGGCTTTAACTGCATCAATTAAAAATGTAACCTCTAGAAATGGTGAAGGATATGGATTATTTTATCCTGATATGGGCATTATTTTGTTAAATCCAAATGCACTAGCTTCAATTGTAGATATCAAATTGGCACCCGCTAATAGTTCAATGACAGGTGTTTATCATAACATCTCTTTAAGTGGTAGTACATATAGTGCAAATTCTGGTTCAGTAATGTTATTAAACACATTAGCAGGTGGTGCAGATTTCCAAGTAAGAAGAACTGAAAACGTTTCAACTGCACATTACTTTATAAGAGCAAATAATAGAGAATTTAACTTCTCAAATAATCCAACATTTGTAACGGGTTCAGCTGGGCAGTTTACATGGCCGGTTTTTGAATCAAATCCAAAAGTTTTTATTACAACAGTTGGTTTATATAATGATGCGAATGAATTATTAGCCGTTGCAAAAACTTCAAAACCAATTGAAAAATCATTTGATAAAGAAGTGGCAATTAAAGTTAAATTAGACTTCTAATCGGAGAATAAAATAAAAACTATGGCCCACCTTAATTTGGTGGGTTTTTAGTTTTAAGATATTTATATACAATATGTTAAAACGAATACCAAAGTCAGATATTAGTATTAGGCCATTTAAAGCCTATAAAGAGTGGGATGAATTATCAGCTAGTGCATCGGTGTTATTTGCCGAACTTGGTGATTATACGGAAACCGAAATGGTCAATATAACACAAGGTCATTTAAGTGGTTCAACTTATAATAAACATTCATTGTACGGACAAGTTAAATCTACATTTTATAATGGTAGAGAAGATAATCCAATTGAAAGATTTGGTATAAAAACAAATGGATTTACAATATTTACCAGAGCTAAAGAAAGATATTTAAGTGGAAGTGCAACTGTTATATCTGTTCCTCAAAGTTGTGTAGGAGAAGGAATTAAAAGAGGTTCGGTTATTTTAAATGATGGTACAAGTCAATATGTGGATGATGGATATGGTAATTTATCAGGAGAAGCTGCCGATGTATTTTTAGAAACCATAAATTTTAATAATGAACAAATTATATTCCAAGATTTATCTGAAGCTTTGATTTCTTTTGAGATAGTTCAATTAAATTTAGAAACCAATATATTAGAAGTTGTATATAATACTATACCATATGCATTAGAATTAATAAAAATAGATTTTGAAAATGATGTTTTATTGGTTGAGTCTATCCCATTTTTGGATAATATTATTAATAAATTGGGTAATGTTTTTTATAATCAAGGTTTAATTGTTTTAACCGAAACAACAAATTTTAATACATCCAGTTTTGATTTAGATTTTAAATCAACACAAACAATATATGAAAATGAATTTTTATTAATAGTGAATCCGGATGAATTTAATTTTTCAACGAATCCAACATCGGTTGAAACTATTGGTATGGTCGTTACTTCTTCAATAGAACTATACGATAAATCAAATCCAAATTCAAAAACATATATTAAAAAAATTATTACTAATGCAGGTACACAATATGTTAAGAAAAAATCAATTACTAGTACAGGTACAATAGTTGATTATAGATTTACAGGTTCTTATAGTGGTTCTAATTCTGCATCATATGCTGGGTTTGAACATTATGAATTAAGTAGTTCAGTTGATACCACCGGTTCATTTTTAACACCTATGATTACAACAATTGGTTTATATAATGATGCGTGTGAATTACTAGCGGTAGCTAAATTACCTCAACCTATTAAATCGGAACCGGATATTCCTGTAAACTTTATTGTCCGTTTTGATACATAATTTATATTTATAAGTAAAATAAAAACAATATGTCTAAAATTTTAGAATTATACAAATCAGGTCAATCATCTTTGGGTGTTGACAAAATCGGGTTTCAAGCTGGAGTAAATGCAAAAACACCATATACTACAAATGATTTAAAGAAAGCAGATGAGCAAGTTTTAACTGCTGCTAAATTTAAAACAGGTAGAGGTGGTACTATAACTGAGAAAAAATACTCAGATACGAAACCAAAATAAACCAATTTAATGGCAAAAAAAGTTACAAAAAAGAGCAATCCAAAATGGGTTGCTAAAAAATATGGATTTAAGTCTGGTTTAGAAGAAACCATCTCTCAACAAATAGAATCTTATGGAATTAAAGTAGAGTATGAGACCGAAAAGGTTCCATACATAATTCCTGCATCCACTCACCACTATCATCCCGATTTCAAATTACCCAATGGTATTAGAATAGAGACAAAAGGTAGGTTTGTGGCAGCTGACCGTAAGAAGCACTTATTGGTTAAAGAACAAAACCCAAATATGGACATTAGGTTCGTATTTTCCAATTCAAAGAACAAAATCACCAAAAAGTCCAAAACGACCTATGGGGATTGGTGTGAAAAGAATGGATATAAGTATGCAGACAAAATCATCCCAAATGAGTGGTTTTTAGAGGAAAATAGACCGTAAAATATTTGGTAATATCAAATATTTGTCGTATATTTAAGTCGTGTTGAAGCAAAATGATAAGAATATAGTCGTATCTACCCTTACTGGTATTTTAGGTAGTTATCTCAATCTGAAAGGAAATGAGTTAGCTTTCTACTGTCCTTTCTGCAATCACCATAAACAAAAATTACAAGTTAATACGGAAACCCAAAAGTGGCATTGTTGGACTTGCAATAGTGGTGGTAAAAAATTGACATCTTTATTAAAAAAGTTAGATGTTGATAGAAAGGTGATTTCGGTAATTAGAGAGATATATGGGGATAGCAATTATAACCCACAATTAGAGGATGCCGATACAAAGGTGTTCATTTCCCTACCAAAAGAATTTATAAGTCTAAATGAGACTCCTAAAGGGTTTAATCCCGAATATAAACACGCAATACATTACCTTACTCAAAGAGGAATAGGTATGAAAGAAATAATCAAATATAATATTGGTTATTGTAAGGAAGGTTTGTATAGTAGACGAGTAATTATACCATCATACAATTCCGATGGTACATTGAATTACTTTGTTTCTCGTTCTTATTATCAGGAGGAAAAAATGAAATACAAAAACCCTCCAATCTCCAAAAATGTAATATGTTTTGAGTCACAGGTAAATTGGAACGAACCGATTATACTTTGTGAAGGTGTATTTGATGCAATCACAATTAAAAGAAATGCAATACCACTTTTAGGTAAGTTTCCATCCAGAATATTGGTTGAGAAATACTTTATGAGTGGAATAAGTGATATTATTATT